ATGAACACACTTTCACTCCTCACCGAATGGCAAGCATGGCAACGAGCCGGGGGACTCAGCGAACGAACCATAGCGGAGCGAACAGGCACCCTGAACCACATGGCCGTGTTCTTAGACAAGGATTTGAGCGAGCTCGCCGCCGCCGGAATCATCACCTTTCTCGGGCGCAAGGGGATTGGGCCAGCCAGCCGGGCCACCTATCACGCGAGCATTCGGGCGTTCTGTGCGTGGGCCGTTGAAGCGGAGCATTTCACCGTCAACCCGGCCACGAAAACGCCGTCGCCTAAGCGTCCTAGGAACCTGCCCCGGCCCGTCGCTGCGGCACAACTCGGGGCCATCCTGAAAGCGGCCACCAGGAACCGAACCCGGATGATGGTCCTCCTTGCGGCGCTGGCAGGGTTGAGAGTGCATGAGGTAGCCAAGATTCAGGGCCAGGACATTGACATGGACAACGGCACACTGACGGTCACCGGCAAGGGCGGCGGAACACAGGTGATGCCGCTGCACCCGCTCTTGATCGACATGGCGCGAGGATTCCCGCGTGAAGGCTACTGGTTCACCACGTACAACGGGAACAAGGAGCGGGATTCGGGGCCGGTCCTGCCGTCGGCGGTCGGAACAGCCATCAGCCGGGCCATGGGGCGTGCTGGGGTCCACGGAACACCACACCAGCTACGCCACTGGTACGGGACCGCGCTACTGGAACAGGGCGTGGACCTGCGAACCGTTCAGGAGCTTATGCGGCACCAGTCCATCGCCTCCACGCAGATTTACACCAAAGTCAGCGACGTGCGCCGCCGCGCAGCAATTAACCTACTCGTGCTACCAGAGGCTGCTTGATTCTGGGCAGCAGAGAGCCGGGCCAGTGGTAACCCCACGGCCCGGCTTTTCTGTTTACGGGCGGACCACGAACACGGCGGCTAGTACGCCGGTGCCGATGGCTCCCATGACGAGCCGTCCGGCCCATTGCTGCCACGACTCTAGCCGCGTCACATCGGCGGCAAGGGCACCTGTCACGGCGGTGCGCAGGGCCACTTGTGCGGTGATCTTGGCCTCGATGCCCTTCTCAATGTTGCGCACGTCCTGCCAGGTGGGCCGGTCGTCCATTTTCTTGGATAGGTCACTGATTTGCCCGGTGATGCCTTCCAGCTTGGACACCACCACGGCCAGTGTCACTTCTTCAGTTTCAACGGGAGGGGTCATCGTCCTTCTTCTCGTGTCGTCCACCAGTGGTCTTCTTGGTGGTGTTGGCGAATGCCAGCCCGTTGCCCAGAACAGCGGCGGTCAGGGCCAGCCAGAGCGGCAGTGATTCGGCGGTAACAAGCCCGTAGAACAGGGCCAGCGCTCCTAGGGCGGCTACGATCCCGTACACGTAGCGGCGTTGCGTCTCACTCACAGGTGGGGGAGTCCTTCCAAGGTGTTTTCGGCGGCGTTGGCCCAGACAAAGTAGCCGGAGCGGGTGAGGTACCACGCGTTGTCACCGGTCCCGTAGGGGTCTTGTCCGGTGACGAACCCGCGCACGGCCAAGGTGGCACCTTGGGCGAGACCTTCGGGGTATTCCGGCGCGAGCGGTGCCGTAGCGTCGGGTGCGGTGCGGACCCACGCCACCGCGTTGGTCACGGTGCGACTGGCCAGCGAATCGGCCGGCGGGGCAGGCGTAGGTTGGCCGGTCACAATGTCCTGGCCGCGCAGGAACCCCAGTAAGCCGTCATAGCTGAGGGTTACTTCCTGGAAGGGGCCGGGGTTCTGGGACATGAATTGTCCGGTGCCGTTGCCGTTGTCGGAGAGGAACAGGGCCACATGGCCGTAGCCACGCCCGGCGGCGGGATCGTAGTTGACGTAGGCGCCATAGCTACCGGACCAGATACCCCAGGAACCATAGATGCCACCGTTCGTGGGTGCTTTGTCGTAGCTGTCCCAGTTCAGTGTCCAGAGGTCGCACGCGCCCACTGCGGAATAGGGCTCACCTTTGACGGTATCGGTGTTGGCGAGCCAGAACGCGGCCAAGCACTGGCCCCAAGCAATGGTGCGATTGCGTTGGTTGTCGATGAACTGCTTGATGGAAATAGGCATTGAATTTCTTCTTTCAGGTTAGGTTTTGCTGAACGGCGAACCAGGTCAGACGGACGCCAGTTTGTGTCGAGCCACCACGGTTATCACCGGCAATGTTCGCGCTGTTGACAGTGATTGTTGAGACACCGCAGGACGGAATAATTTGGCCGGTACTAGCGGTGACAAACACCAACGGTGGTGAAGTGAAAAGCCCAGGCGGAAATGTGATGGTCTGGATCGTCCAGCTACCACCGCCAACGTCAACCGGACCAGTGATGCCGGAGCAGGAGGGGCGGAAGCCTAGCTTGATGAGGGCATCGCGCAAGGCTGTAGTGTGGGCCGGGACGTTGGCGACGGCTTCGCCCGATACCATGACGGGGATTGTGTCCTTGAAGGGCATTACTCGGTTCCTTCGGTGTCGTCGGCGGTATGGGTGCCGGTGGTGAAGGTGGGGCGTTCCCGTCCCGCGTAGCCGTTGCTGAAGTCCGGCGGGTCGGCCAGCACTTCAAAGTGGAGATGATCACTCCCCGCGGTACCGGTGTGCCCCACTGCACCGATGACTTCCCCGGCTTCCACAGGTTGGCCCTCGGTGACGTTGACGGCGGATAGGTGGGCGTATCCGGTGAAGTGGGTGCCGTGGCTGATCAAGACGGCCACACCGGCGTGGTGGGTGAGCCAGGGATGGTGCTGGGACCATCCAGCGTGCACGATGGTGCCCGGCGCGGCAGCAGCGACGGGCGTGCCCTCGGGGGCGGTGTAGTCGATGCCGTTGTGGCCAAGCTGGCCTAGGCTGCGGTACAGGGCGCGGTTGGTGCCGAAGTCCTGCAAAACGGGGGCGTCGATGGGTGGGCGTAGCGTGTCCATGGTTTTCCTTTAGTAGTCGGCGGCTTTGCTGACGGTTCCCAGTTGAAGGAACGTCAGGTTTGTGAATTTGGTGAAGGGCATGTTGTTGTAGGGCGGTCGTGAGAGGTCGTAGAACGTGACCGTCACTGGTGCGATGAGATCGGCAGGTTCCAAGTCCAAGGAGAGTTTGGTTTCCTTGCCGAAGGTCATGGATGCGCCGTTGATCCGGTGGTACGGGCCGATCAGAGCCGGGGCGTCAGGGACGTGGACAAGACGGCGGAACCCGGTCATGGCGTTGAAGATTGACCACGACGGCAACGTTTCTGGCAGTCGGGCCACCACTACGTTGGCGCTATCAGCGAGCCGGTAGACCGGGTTCGCTTGTGCTGTCACCATGCGCTGTGCTTGCTGCCACGCCTTACCACTAGCGGACGGAAGATCAGTGTCCAGGGTTCGGGCCATGGGGCCGTAGTTGCTGATGGACGCGGTGTTGCTGATCGTCGCCGCCGCGTCCTCAGACCCGCCCTCGGTCGCCACCCTGTAGTTGAACTTGACCGTGTTCGATAGCCCGGTGATGGACGTGGACAGCGGACCCTTGCGGATACTTCCCGCTGGAATCTTCACCAAAGACGGATCTTCAACGATGGCTAGGGTGCCGCTGACGACTTCAAGGGAAAGGGTGGTGCGCGGTGGTGTGGCAGTGGTGATCAAGGTTTCGTACTGGGGAGACGCCATGGCAACGGTGCCGATGGAGGTAGCGATACGCTGAAACACCGACAACGCGGACTGGTTATCAATGTCCCGGTAGGCCAGCATGGTCTGATCTGAGGGGTTGGTTTGGAACGTCATCACGTTGGCTGGAACCAGTTGGCTTAGTCGCCCAATTCGCTGTTCGGCGTCCTGTGCTGGCCACGGCTCATCACCGATCATGAGCCGCCCGGCAGATGCCGTAATGTCCGATGCCTGAAAGCTCACCCAGCGGCCCGCCTGTCGGGTTTCGGTTTCCTTCTCAGTGAGCAGGTTCACGGTGTCTAGGTAGACGGTCCCCCCGGTCGGTGGGGCAGTCAGTCGCACGATGAACCGTGCCTTGACAGCGGTGGCTGGGGCTAGCCTTGGTTCCGTGTAGATCGGGAACCATGGCTGGTCGTTGACAGCCACACGGTGGTTGGGCACGTAGTCAGTGCTTATTGATGTTCCGGCAGCGTTGAACCACTCCACTTCTAGGTTGGGTTGGGAAAAGTCGTCGTTGGCGTGGGCGGTGAACACATAGGCTTTTCCAGCCACCACCGGGGCGCGTGGTGTCCGGATAATTGCAGCAGTGCCACCAATTGCACCGGGTTCCGAGGGGGCCTTGAGGCCCACACGGTGCGGGGATGCGGTGAGTAGGCCCGTCGCGGGAACGGGGCGGGCGGTGCCGGTAGTGAACTCCCACCCGGCCAGGGTGGTGAGGTTCCGGGAATTGGGAAAGCGGGGTCCGTAGGTGGCCCCGTCTACGTCTTCGATGGTGAGTCCGTCGATGCGGCCACGGAACACGGGGGCGTAGCCGGGCCAGCCGGACACCATATAGGACACGCGGTCATTCAAGGTGGGGTGAAAAGCGGCGTAATCCAGGGGGATGAAAATCTTCCCGGCCATGGTGGTGGGGCTCGGCTGGTCGCTGCACGTGTCGGCACCGTATTTGACAACGGTGGGACTGAATGCGGTGGGTACTTGGAACGCGCCGGGCACGCCACTGTTGTAGGCGAACCCGGAAACAGCCAGGCGGTGTTCGGTGATGGCTACCATAGCTCGGCACCGTTCAGGACGACGCCGTTGCGGCGTAGTTCTTCCTTCAGTAGTTTGAGGATCGTTTTGGCAGTCCCGTCGCCGTCGATCGCCCCATTCACAGTGAGGTCGATGTTCACGACAGTGGGTGATGCTGCGCCGCCTGAAGGGGCGAACGCGGCAGGGCGAAGCATGAACCCGGTAGCGCCGCCGGGGAAGTCCGGTCCACCTGTGGGGCCACGCAGGTAGGAGGTGGTGGCACCGCCTAGGCCGCTGGCGTTGGACCGGGCGTTGTTAGTGGCACCGAACAAGGAGCCAACCCAGTTGATGGCGTCCTTGACCCAACCGATCACTCCCCGGATTGCTCCGGTGATCGTGTCCATGGCCCCGGTTGCCAGCCGTGCGGCAGTCTGGAACGCGCCGGACAGTCCGTCACGGACAAAGCCGACAACGTTGTCGATGGTTCCGCGCACTGTGCCGAAGATTCCGGCCACCGTGTTCTGAAAACCGATGATGAATCCCACCACGAAATTGATGGTGTTTCGCCATGCGTCGGTGAAGAAATTCACGACGGCGTTCACGACAAACCGGATCGCTATGGTGACATTGGAGATTACTTGCAGCCACCCTTGAATGTAGGCGGTGACGATCAGCACGGCGAGGTTCCAAGCGTCCTTGAAGAATGTGACCACGTTGCCTACAACGTCCATGACGATGCCGAAGGCGACAGTGAAAACTGCTGTCACCGTGGACCAGTTCTCAACCAGCCACTGAATCAGCAGGCCGAACGGGCCAATCAGGATGGAGAGCAACAGGCCCCAGTTATCCTTAGCCCAGTTGACGACATTGGCAATGACTTCACCGATGAACTTGAACGCGCCGTCTACGAAGTCCTTGAACCAGCCGATGTTGTTGTAGGCGAGGATCACCCCGGCAACTAGAGCGGCAATGGCCAGAACAACGAGCATGACCGGGTTGGCCGACATAGCCGCATTGAAAGCCCACTGTGCGGCGGTGGCTACGCCTAGTGCCACCTTCTGTGCCACCATGGCCACGCCGCTGGCAACCATGGCGACTTTTTCCCGCGCCATCGAAGCTAGGGATGTCTGCATGGCCACGGTGCGGGCACCGGTGGCTACAGCCAGTTGGTTTTCCTGCCGGATCGCGACAAGCCGTAGGACGTTGTTCGCGGTCGTCAAGGGGACGGCCAGCACTTGCATGGCGTTGATGCGTTCCCCGGCGACGGCGGCGGCGCTCGATGCTACTTTCCATGCCACGAATCCGGCCACGATCAGCGGCATGAACTGAATGATGGTGTCCACGTGATCGGCCAGGAAGGACAGCCCGGCAGTAAGCACGTTCAGGGACAGTCCACCCAGCTTGACTAGCGCACCGGTGATATTTGGCAGTTGTTCCATGAACGCTTGGAACGCGGGAACGAGCGCTTGCACGGAACTGCCAATGGATCCTAGCGAGGTTCCAGCAGCACCACCGGCGGTGCCCAGCGATGCAATGAACGCGTCGAATGAAGAGAAGTCCAGCATGGCGAAAACGCCTTGGACGACGCGGGCGGCGTTGGCCACGCGCTCCATGAAACCGGGGAAACCAGAACTGGTCACGTCGCCGTCGTTGGCTTTCCATGCGGCAGCGAACGCCCGGAACCCGCCAATGATTTCGTCGAAGAATGCCAGGGTGTTTTTGGCGAAGTCGGCAATAATTGGCCCGGCCTTCGCCTGGAAGGTTACGGCGAACGCGTCACCGACTGGCTTGAGGCGTTCACCCAGCCCGTCCAGAATCAAGGTGATCTGGTTGAACACGTCTTTGAACAGGGGGAAGAATCCGCCGGCAAGGATCAGGCCGAAGCGGGACAGGGCGGCTTTCATGTTGTTGAACGCGCCCACGGTGGTGTCACCGGTCTTCAGCGCAGCACCGCCCATGCCCTTTTCCATGGCGTCTTGGAACTCGGCAAAACCGATCTTGCCTTTGGTGACGAGTGCCTGAATTTCCGGCACGGTCTTGCCCATGGATTTGGCCAGCAGATCGAACGCGGGAACGCCACGGTCTTGTAGCTGGTTGATGACTTCGGTAGTGACCTTTCCACCGGCGGCCACCTTGTTGAAGATGCTGCCCATTTCGTCCATGCCGGTCCCGGCGATGGTGGCAGTGTCAGCAACGATCTTCAGGGTCCGGGTCAGGTCTTGGCCCGGCTTGACGCCAGCGGCCACCACGTTAGCGGCAACCTTCGCCGCGTCACCCAGCCCGTAGGCTGTACCCTTCACTGAGGCTAGGGCCGAATCCATGACAGCCGTCACGGACGCTGTATCGTGCCCCAGTCCCTTCAGCTTGGCTTGGGCACCTTCAATGGCTAGAGCGCGCTCAATGCCGCCCTTGACCGCCAGCGTGGCGACGGTGAGGGCGAGTCCGCCCACCACACCGACAGCACCAGCGGCCACCTTCGCCACGCCACCAATGAGTGAAGTCACCTTCGACAGCGGGGAGCTTGTGGTTTTCAGGCTCCCCTCAAGGTTCCCTGTTGCCTTCGCTACGTCGTTAAGGCCGCGCTCAGCGTCTTTACCGTCAGCGACGATGCGGACTGACAGAACGGCGGATTTCGACATAGCGGGTCAGCTCTCCTTCTGAAGGACGGTGTAATAGGTGGCGATGACTTCGGAGTCTTCTTTGAGCAGTTCCCGGAACGGGATGTGCGTAGCTATGGAGATTTGAACTAGGAGTTCGCTACGGCTTCCAGGGGGAAAGGGTCGGCGCTCACGGCACCGGCGGCGGCTTCCTCGACGCTGATTTCCTTGCCCGTTTCATCCACGGGGAAACACTTCACGGCGCGCTGGCTCATGAACTCCTCAAAGTCCATTTCGATGACGCGGGAGCGCTTGGCGAGTGCGTGATGGGCCATGAAGTTCAGCCAGATCATGGGTGCTTCCTCGGTGGTGGGAAGGTTCTTGCGGGAACGGGTCAGTTCCCAGGCGCACCAGTCGCGGTTGTCGGTCTGGACGGTGTATTCCGTCAGGTCTTCCTTGCCAGGGATTTCCAGCAGGACGACGACGGTGGGTGTGGGGAGCTTAGTCACGATGAGTGCCTTTCAGATGCCGGTGCGGCAGGGGATGGGTTACGGGAGGGTGATGGGGGCGATGACCGGGACACCGATCAGGTCAAAGCTGAAGTCGGATGTCGGCTTGGTCTTTACGTCCCCGCCAATGTCGATGGCTTCCACGGTCAGAACACCGGTGATCTGCTTGCCCTGGGAGGAATTGGGGATGTAGAGGAAGGGCTGTTCCGTGCCACGTTTGGTGAACAGGTATTCCGTGGTGGATTTGGTTGCCCCGAAGTCCTGCAACAGGGTGCCGTCGAGCTTGAAAGACTCCTTGCGGTCGCCGGGGGCCTGTCCGCCGTCGAGTACGTCGATGGGGTCGCCCTTGTCCACGGAGGGGACGAGCTTGATGGAGGTAACCTGTCCTGAGAAAACTGTCAGGTCGGCGGTGTCACCGATGGTGAACTTGCCCGGCCCCATGGTGATGACGTTGGTAGTCATGTCATGCTCCTTCGATTGTGTGTAGGTATTCGTCTACGTAGTCCTCGTAGACGGGAATCCAGCGGCCTTCACTGTCTTGTGCGCCGTCGGATAGGAATGGTTGCGGGATGATGTTCCGGCCCGGCCAGCCCCAGTGAATCGGTGGTGCGTACGGGACGGTGGAGTTACCCGCCCGAATAATTGCGGCAGTACGTGAACCGGATGCCCGGATGGTGCGTTGGAGCCTTCCGGAGCGGACAGGGGCCAGTGCGGCGGACGCCCTGGCGGCAATGTCTGCCGCGTCCCGGTTGGGTGTGGTGAAGTCGGTCAGCCCTTTGCCAGCGCTGCGCATGGTGGCCTGTAGCTGCCTGGCGCCCTTGACCTCGATCCCAGTCATGGGGTCAACTGAAGGGTTTCGTTGAGCGTGAGAATGTAGGCCGGGTAAGCGTTGGATCGGGTTTGGAAGTTGGCCGGTTCCGCTGTGCCCAAGGGCATGTAGGCCAGTTCCATCGCGTCGATTACGTCATCCGTTCGCCGCCACGACTCGATACGGTTATCCTTTGGCCCGGAGACCACGTACACGTCCCACACCGCGTCCATGATGGTGAAGGTTGAGAATGTGAGCTTGGGCGGCTGGACCACCACCACCGGACCGTGGAACAGGGCCGCTTCCACGTCTTGAGAGTCCAATGTGACCAGAACGTTTTTCAGCCCGGCGGCGGCTATGGCGGCCTCGATCAGGGCTTGGATTTCAAGCGCCCGATCCACCCGGCTCATCCGATCCCCGGTTCTAGGAACGGGTCGAGAATGAACTTGGCGGCCTTCATTGGGTCGTTACGGGCACGCTGCGGAGTCATTTCCGGACTGTCCATGGCGGGCGTGCCGTTCTGTGTGGCGCGGCGTTTGTACAGTTCCGCCCCCACTTCCAGCACGGCACGGCGCTTGGTTAGCGGCGGGACTCTGGAACCCTTGCATCGTTCATCCACGAGTTCTTGGGCCTCGGCGTCGCACTCCGCGATGAAAGTAGTGTCACGGGCGTCCGCGCCTATGTAGTCCTTCAATGTCGTGGTGGGAGTGATTGGCTCGGCCATGGCTGGCTACGCGCCCAGTTTCACGGGGAGAATTGCGTCCGGGAACGGATCGGTGACCGCGTTCTGTCCCCACACCGCGACAACCTTTGTTAGGGTCTTGATGTCTTCCTCCTGGAGACGAGCAGGTGCGCCGGGGGACTCCAACGTCTTCAACGCGGTGGGATCGTAGAATGCGAACTTGCCCTTGCTCTTGGTGTCCAGCAGGGAGAAGCGGAGTCCGGCAAGGGAGCCGTCCACCTGGGACAGGTTCATTTCGCCCACCATGTTCACGCCGGTTCCGTAGACGTTCATCAGGCGACGGTCTCCGTCGCGCAGACGCAACAGGCGCTTGAACACGTCCACGGACACGTTCGCACCCGTCAGGACATGGCCGCGATTCTCGTAGATCACGGCTGCGTCCACGATCAGGTCAAGGTAGTCGTCCGTGTCTGCCGCTGCTGCCAAGTTCAAGAACGCGTCGGGCTCAGCGCTGGCCAGTTGCGCGGCAATGAGTGCCAGATAGGCGTCCTTGACAACCTTCTCGGAGTTGCTGGCGTACTTCTGCAACAGGGCAAGCATGGTGTCTTCAGCCACGGAGATCGTCGCGTTCTTCAGCGACTGGTAAGACATGTCAGTCCATGCGCCCACTGTCTCCTTGGGGGCCGTGTCGGTCTTCAGCGCGATCTTGCCGCCGTAGGTCAGTTCATCGCCTTCAGCGGCCTGTTTGCCGACTTTCGTAGTGTCGGACTTCAGACGGGCAAACTCGACGTTGCTGCCCTCATCAGGCAGTACACCGGTACCAAACTGGTTGAACATGCGGCGGCGGGCCGCAACGAACTTGACGTACTTGCCAACCCAAGAGTCCTTGACCACTGTGTCGGCCAGGGTGCCACCAGCAAATGCGCGGTGGAACTCAATGGCGGCCTCGTCGCCGTTGGCAATGGCGCGGGTGAACTCACCAAAGTTGCGGAATTCTGGAACGGTGGGGCCGGTTGTGGTGTTGGTGCCGATCACGGCAAGCTGGCGTTCCACAACTTCCAAGCCTTGGGAGAGCGGGGAAAGCGCCTGATCAAGTTCGGCGCGGGTCAGGACATCGGTTTCCATGGGTTTGTTGCCTTTCATTGGGGGAGCGCTGCGGAATTCGGAGATCTTTGCGGACTGGTATGCGGGGAACGTGACAAGGGAAAATTCCTTGGCCTGGACGCGTGTATGAACAATGACCTCGCGGTCCTGATCGTCCTTTTCCACCCGGTATTCGTCCATGCGGAAACCGATGGAGAATGAGTCAATCGCGCCGTCTTGAACAAGGGTCCAGGCGTCCCGGCCCTGCACGGTATCGGAGACTTTCACCGTTATTTCGAAACCTTCGGTGGTTTCACGGGTGGCAATGACTTTTCCGATGGGCTCGCGGTGCTGCCAGATCAGAACGTAGGAACCGTCAGCGGCCACGCTTCCGGGGTCGAACTTTTCTCTGTAGCCCCAGCCGCTGTCGTAGATTTCCCCGTAAGGGACACCTATGCCGGTGATTTCCCGTTTTTCGGTGTTCACGGCCCGGAACTGGAACGAGCGAGTGATCAGCCCGTTTTCGTTAGCGTGAAGGTCGGTTTCCATCAGGCGTTGGTCTCCTTGGGGGTGGGGGCGGTGGTGGGGGCGCTGGCGGCGATGTCGGCCTTTTGCTCCTCGGTAAGTGGTGCCTTGTTTTCTTCGGCACGCACTTCATCGCGGGTCTTCCACTTCCCGGTGAGCGCCAAGTTGTGGGCCTCGTACCGCGTCTTGGTGTCGGTACGGAGCAGTGCGTCAATGTTGAACCGGACCGTCTGACCGCGCGGGACCAGCGTTGACCAAGCTGCTTCGATTTCGCGGATGTACTTCATGAGGGTGAAGCGGACGTACCCGATCCAGTCCTGTTCCACGTTGGAATAGGTTTGTGAGCCGCCTTGGACGGCGGCCAGCATGATCGAGCCAGGGATGCCAAACAGGCGCGCCATCTGTGTGGTGCTGAACTGCTGGGATTCCAAGAACTGGACATCGGCGGGCTTCAGCAGCATGGGATCGTATTTCAGTCCTGCGCCCATGACGCGGATGGTGCGTTTCTTCTTACCGTCAGCGGGGGCGAAGTCGCCTTCACGATTGAAGGCGTCGCGGTAGCGCGCGGCCTTCTCGCCATTGATGTCCTGATCACTGGTCAGAATGCCAGTGGGTTCGTCGTTCTCGGTGAACCAGTTGCTGGCGTAGTCGCGCAACTCGATGTTTCCGCCAAGCTCTACACGGCATGCCTGGATGGGGCCAAGGCCACGGGTGCGGTTGGTAATGCGCAAGTACTTCAGATGCCGGATCGCCCAGGATTGGTACTCCACGCCACGCCACCAGTAGGACACGGTGCCGCGAGTTGGGTGCGGCTCGATGTAGACCTCTGCCGGGGTGAGTATCTGGATGTCTGCCACGTCGCCGGTAGGACCAGCGGGCCGGTTCAGGAGCCAGAATGCTTCGCCGGACAGTGCCAGTGACATCACGGTTTCTTCAATGAACGCGCCCCGGTCCAGAGACAGCGACGGGGTGGTGATCAGTGACGTTGGAGTCACGGTCTGTCCATTGCGTTCCAGCTTCACGGAGAGCTGGGCGAGACTCGTACCCAAGACTTGGGCGGCGCGGAAAACGGTAGAGAGCGTCAGCGCCTTTTCAGCCGTGACCGTGGCCAGTGTTGGTCCGGAAAACGGGGAAGTGATTCCACTCGATGACGGCGCAGCGGGTTCGTCTGAACGTAAGCCCAGGAACGTGGCGACTCTGTGAGTGAAGGACATGACGAGAACTAAACCCGGAGCCGAACAACGGCGGCAAAGGCCGCTGTTGCTCGGTTCCGCTCAATACTGCTCGGTTCCGCTCGGTTCTAGTAAATCTGGTCTACGTCGGCGGCGTCCGGGTGACCGTAAGCCCAGATTCCGACAGCGGACGCGATGACTTCACACACCGGTCCTGTGGACTTATCCCGGTCGATTCTTTCCGTTCCGGTCGTCACTTTTGTGACCACGTGGGCCACGGCGTTGGAGAATGACGTGGTGTTATCCGGCTTGAAAACTTTGTCGTCCCTTGCGGACGTCAGCCACGCTTCACAGGCCGTGCCAAAGTCGCGCATGCCGGTTGTGAAAACCTCTATCTTGGGGATGTTTTCATTCGGCGGATTGACCAGCAGGTCGGTGATTCGACGTGTGGGTCCACCATCATCAGCAGCCACCGCGCGGGGTTTCCACGTCCGATTGATGCGGCGAACGTACTCCACCAACCAGATCGAGCCGGGCGCAGAATGCAACACACGCGAGCAGGGAAAACCGCCGGCGTCGCGCCAGCTTGCCATGACGGCGGAACGGGCATTGCCGGGCGCCACTTCGTAGCTGATCACCACATCTTGACGGGACGGCACACCGTCCGGGGCAATGGAATAGAGCGCTTTCCAGTCTTCAACCGGAATGATGGGATTCTCAGCCATGGTCAGCACGTTCATGTACCCGCGCATGCGCTCGGCGTGGGTCATGCCCTCGCCGTACATGTCGGCGGTCAGAGTCGCCACGGTCTGAGTGTTGCCTAGGGCAGGGTGGAACGTCCACCATGTCGCAGGTTCGTCCGGGTCCAACCCATCCGGCATGGACCATTCAAAATAGGCCAGACCAGGCTCTTTCCCGGCGCGGCCCAGGGCTACCCATTTGTTCATGAAAACACTGGCAAGGGTGCCGCGCGTGGACAACATCCAGATTTGGGCATCGTTCTTGATCGTGGACATTGACGGGATAACGCCGCCTAGCATGGCGTCCCCGAGTTCCTCGGTGTACTTCCAAATTTCGTCGTAGTCCACCCAATGCGGCGTCTCGCCGTGGATCGCGGCGGGGCCGGGCGCGAACCGGGTCAGAGTTGAGCCATTGGCCCGGCAGGTCAGTCCCTCGGAGCCTTGGGAAAGATGCTTTTGGAACAGGTGGTCGATCGGGGATTTCTTTAGAATCTTGTGCAGATCCTTCATGCGCTTACCGGCGTCCTTGCCGGTCTGCGCGGTGCTGTAGCTGGTAATCTCTGGCCGTGTCATCATGCGATGCAGACGCAGCGGACCGGTGAGCGTGGTTTTTCCAGACTGGCGGGGCACCGTAATTAGAACCTTGGAATATTTGTAGTGCCGGTGGCCAAGGTGTAGATCGTCTTCGGACTCGCCCGGCCCAACGATCTGATATTCCGTGGCGATGTCCGCGACAAGCCGCTGCCAGGGCATCAGCGTTATTCCCATGAGCCGGGCAACTTTGGCGACTTCCCTGCCCTCGGTCAGATAGCTGTGGTCACGGTCGGGCGCATGCCTAGGTGGTGGCGAGTGCCTGAAATTGCGGCGGCGGGCAACCCTTGGGCGGGCTGTGCCCGTCATGGCTCCAACTCGGCAGGGTCTTCGTCCATCACATACGCCAGGACATCGGCCAGTTCGTCAGCACCGGCAACGGTCGGCTGTGGCAACATCTCAAAGATTTCTTTCATGGCTCGCAACAGGTTGGCTTGCCCGCTGGCGGCGTCACGGCTGGTCATCCGGTCAACCTTGCGGGCCGTGATCAGTGCCAGGGCCACCGGCCCGGAATCACCTACTGTGATCCACCCTTTTTCGGTGCGTTCCTTGACCGTCGCCATGGTCGCTTTCTCAAGGAATCCTTTTCCCGCTGGGTCGGTGGTGAACTCCTCGAAAATGGGCAGCATCCGTTCGGATTCTTCAAATTCAGGTTCGTTTTCAGTGTCATTTTCGGGGAACATTCGTGGCTCCTTTCGGTCGGATTTTTTGCTTTTTTTTGGGGAAGTCGGGGGGGATATATCCAGCTAGGCGCGGGGTGGATCACCAGCTACAAATCAGAAAAACCGGCCTGATCAGTCATGGCCTTCCAAGCGTTCTTCTGATGCTCTTCACACGGCTCAGACTCCGTTGGCATCCCACACTCAGAGCAGACGAAGCCACCCGGTGGACATGCAGCGGACCACTCATCAAGTGCATCCTCACGAGCGCGAGACCAGCGTGTGGTCATGTCGCCACTGATGGGCGTTGGCAAGTCGTGACGCCGCTCCTTCAGCGCAAGGTCAGCCACGGTGTCCCATGGAGTTGCTTCACTTACCATCGACTCGTTCAGTGCGTACTTGTCTTCACGGCGGCTCATGGTCAGTCCTTCTTGGTTCGGTTGATCATGTATGTGGTGGTCTTGGTGAATCTCTGGCCGTCCTCACGGACTATCTCCGTGACGGACACTGAAGCGCTGCCCATGTTGATACCGGTGATAGTGGCAGGATCAAAGCCCAGTGCCTCACACGCTGCATGAATGCGAGCCACTGGCATGGTCTTGATCATGCGGTTCATCTTCGTTGCTGGTGCCATGGTGTTCATTCCTTCGTGAAGTAGTGTTCGCCGTTCTCAATGAGTGCGGTTTCTTGGTCTAGTACCCGGTTGCCTAGGGAGTAGTTGCAGCGCTTGTGTGCTGGCTTGTTGGTCGCTAACTCGGTGATGCCGCCCTTAGAGCGAGGGATGACGTGTTGTAGCGATTCCTGCCCGTCACGGATGGGTAGGCCACAGATGCAGCACACCCACCCGTAGGTCTGCAACGCCGTGTCCAGAAGGGCACGACGTTGCGGACCAGACAGGCTGAGATAGTCATCAGCCATCGGTTGGGGCCGCGTTTTGGCGTGTGGCTTCCACCAGACTGGTTTTAACGAGATCGAGCGCTTCCTTGCGGCTGAATCCGGCGCGAACGTAGCTCATCATGAGTTCGTGGAGTGCAATTCCGGCCATGTTCATGTCATCCATTGCTTGCTTCTTTCGTCGTGGTGCGCGTGTTGGATTCCAGCCATTCGGAGACTTGGCGGGGGTTGTAGCGAATATTGCGGCGGAATTTGCTGAACGCTGGCCCGGTCCCGTCGCACCGCATGACGGAAAGCTCTTGCGTGGAGACATTCAGGAACAAGGCCAGTTCCTCGGGCGTCCATAGTGTTGGCATTACCGGCGGGCTCCGTTCACGAGCAGGACTAGGAACAGGACAACGAGTCCCCAGACGCCAACGGCCAGCAGGGTCACTACAGCGGTCAGCACGTTCCCCACCTTTTAGCGTCACCTTCGAGGCCCCACAGACGGAGGACTTCGGCTACCGTTGCGGACGTGTCTAGGACACCATGGATGTGGATGGTTGGCCCTACGCTGGGATTGTTCGATTCAACCAACGTAGGAGATTTAGAATGGCTAACTTTTTGCACGTCGCTGGAAACACTTTTGAGCTCGCTGCACATTACACATGGAGCGACTTGGACGAGAGCATGAAGAAATTCCACGCTAATGGTGATCGTTTCCCCCGTGCGCAGTTCACTACTGTTGACGGCGGTGTAGTCCAGTTCCGCTTGACGGATGAGACGCCCTATGCCTTCAGCACTGACACCAAAGCCCACCAAGTCAGGTAGGGAAAGCGTTCCGGCGCTGGCGTCCCACGGGTGCAAATGCCCGTGGCACGCCATGCCGTCCGGCGAACTGTGCTCAAGAATCGTCCAGACTTGGTGATGCGTGAATGTGATGGTCATTTGGCTTCCTCTTTGGCTTGTTCGCGCTTGTATGTCTGGACAAAATGGGCGGCGTGATCGCGCAGGGCGCTCATGTAATCCGCCCACCGTTCGGCTCGTGCGAAAGCTGCTGACATCGGGTCATCTTCGGCTGCTTTGAATGCTGCTGCGGTCTCGTAGACGCGTTCCGCGAGCGTGGTCCTAGTCATGCGTTCACAAGCGACGCGTAGAGCGGCGATGGTTTCAGGTGACGCGCCATCGTTACGGCGGTGTCGCGGGGCAGTGGTCATTTTGCTCTTCCTGGGTGATGGGCGGGGCACCAAAAGAACTTTTGGCCGATGTATCGGCGCTTGGTCACTGTGGTGCATCCGTCGTGGGCGCAATTGATGATTGGTGAGTTCAAGCCTGCGGCGGTGCAGGTCTGGCAGTATCGGCTTGCGTGGTTGTGGCGTGGTTGGCCACAGGCAAAGCAAGCGGTGGAGCGAGCCGGACGAATGTATGGATTTGGTGCGTCGACAGCGGGAGCCGGGCGCGGCGGTACTGCCGTCGTTGGCTGCTTTTTGGCTTTGAGGCCTAGTGGCAGTTCCGGGGTGGGGAATTGGATCACTTGTCCCATGGCGTCTCTCCTTTGCAGGTGGTGCAGGTGTAGGACTGCTGGCCAGCTACTTGGCGGCGTGCAACGCGGCCACAGCCTTGGCAGTTGATCATGTCGTTGTCCATTCCTCGGCTGGTGCAGGGGCGGCAGTATTTCCCAGAACCGAAGTGGACTTGTCCACATGACCAGCACGTTTGGTCTTCCGCTGGTGAGCCGAGTTCTAAGGACGGATTCCCCGGATGGTTCCTAAGGATGGTTCGGGTGACGCCTACGTCACCGGGTGGGGTGACGCCTACGTCACCGGGTGGGGTGACACGAGCGTCACCGGGTGGGGTGACGCCCACGTCACCGGGTGTCACGAGCGTCACCGGGGCAAAAAGTGCGTTATCCACAGGCTTGATGCGGTGGTTTCGGCTGCGGTCACAGCCCTCGGGGCACTCCACAAGAATCTCGTAGCGGTTAGGTCGCTTGTGGTCAGGCGTTACGCGAGTGCCACCGGCTGACGTGTAAACGATGATCTCGCCTGTAGCTCGAAGCTTCTCAATGGACCGCTGAACGGAACGATCAGAGACGTTTGCGTAGCGTGCCAACGTAGGAACGCTGGGCCATGCGCCGCCGTCACCGTCATGGTTAGCGATGCCAACCAGCACGAGCTTGTCTGTGCCGGACGCCTGGGAGTGGTGCAGGACGACGGCCAGTGACTCAACGCTCATTCGAAACCGCCTAGAGTCGTCTCCATGGAGTTTAGAGATATTGCGCCGTGGTGCGCCGTCATGGTGAGTTTTATAGCTCTGGTTATTACTGGGCGGCGTGAAGCCATGAAAGGCAGTGCGGACATACGGACAATGTTCAACGACGGAGAAGTCACGTTGGAGAACCATGGCCCACTGACAGCTATGGCTATTGGCATAAGTGTGGTGACGAGTACGGGTGCTGCACCGCTGATGCACGTAGGTGACTTGGCGGTGGGGCAAACTCGCGTGGTGCCGGTCAAGATAGACCAGCCCAAAGGGACGTTGTATTTGCAATGGTCGATTGGAGGTTCACGGAATCGTGTGAAGAAGTACCGGATTCGTGAAGGCCGCACGAGTGGTGACGGTTATCCGACCTTGCTTGAGCCCAGTCTTGCTTTATCGCCTGGACCTCGGCGGCGGTCAATACATCGCGCATACCTGAAGAATCGCGTGAAACAGTTTTTCTACTAGGATTTCGCAGCCATGAAACGCACCACGTCCACAGGCTCACTCCGCTGACCCGCCGGTGACAAGGGCGTCGATTTGTCGACACGTGTAGCGGCGGTATCCGCTGGGTAGGCGCAGCGGCTTCACTTTTCCTTGTACGGCGTATCGGTCCAGCGTCTTGGTGCTAATGCCGATACGGGCCGCAGCTTCGGCGTGAGTCAGCAACTCCTCACCTGTCAGGACTTCTCGTTTTGTCATAAACCGCAGATTATGACGTTTTGGCACAATGGTCAAATGGGGACAACTATCCAT